CCCAGACCACCCATCAGGCCGGGCCATCGACATCATGGTCGGACCCAACACAACCCTCGGCAACCAGATCTACAACGACATCCAAAACCAAACCGGGCGCTTCGGCATCTCCTACATCCTGTGGCAGACCGACCCCGCCCACTACGACCACATCCACGTCACCGTCAACTAACCCCACAAACAACTGAAAGGCCCGCCGCCATGCGTGGATTCATCATCCTCACCACCATCCTCGCCGCCATCCTCATCGGCGTCACCGCAGCATCCAGAGCCCAAGCCCAACCCACCACCCAACAGTTCCTCGAGGAAGCCAGAGCGGCCGGCTACACCGACAACAACGAAGAGCTGCTCCGCAACGCCTACATCATCTGCGCCGCACAAACCAGCGCCGATGACGACCTCATCCAACGAGGCATCGACACCGTCCAACGCTGGCTCGGCCAACCCAACAACCCGGAGCGCGACGCAGCATTCATCGCCCTCGCGGAGAAACACCTCTGCCCCACCCAAACCCAAGGACCGTAGGTAAATCAAGCCTTCACTTGATCAAGCCTTCAACGATTCAAACCTCATTTCAGGCAGCACCTTCGGCATAACCCACACCTTCAAACCTTCATCAGACAGGTGGGTGTACTCGTTCACGCGGATCAGCAGATCCCCATCGGAATCAAGCCTTTCCCGATAAGCGAAACCTCCAGCGGCGACACCGTCATGCGGGGGGATGCCAGGGTCGAACTCCACAACCAAGCCTTTGCCCAGCTTCTCGTAGAACCCTTTGAGCCGGGAGAGCTTCAGGTAGTCCAAGCCTTCACCGCCGCCGATGATGTACTCGGCGTGGTCACGAAGCCTTTGGAACACGGCGTTAACCCGGAAACGTGAGTCGGTGATCCACGGCCAAACCTCCAAACCTCTCTGACGAGCGGTCAACGGCTTGTCGCCGCCATACGTTTTCACATGCCACGACACAGCCTGCCTGGTCACACCGAACAACTCAGCGATCTGGGATTGATTCAAGCCTTGTGCCTTCAAGCCTTCAATGACGGCGAGGGTCAACGCCGGCCGATCCTTCATACCTTCAAGCCTTTCCATAGATTCGGATCGTACCCGCGTCAAGGAGAGGCTCAAGCCTTAAAACTGCTCAAGCCTCTCCCCCAAAAAACGAATCAAGCCTCTAGACCGCAGCTAGCGCACACCCCGGCCATGAACGTATGACCGTACGGCAGTCCTCACGATAGGACTTGACCGCGTTGGACCATCCCCTAGGTCCGCTGGCATGCCGGGAGATAACCCGCGGCGACTGAGAGCCGGCCATCCCTGGCGCCAGGTGACGTACAACGATGATGTCGGTATCGGTAGCCATTGTGTGTAAGTCCTCTCATATTGCGGCTAGTTCCGCATGCCGGATACCGGGACGCTATCCCCGGTAACCGACAAGCGCGACTAGTCGGCGCTACACGTCGACAACGGCCGGCACGGCTCACCGATATCGGCGCCGCATCCCTGGCAACCGGCAACGCATACCGGGCACGCCCAGTCAGACCGCGGCGCGAACAACGGCCCTACGATCACCAGACGGGTATCAAATACGTCCGCGTGATCCCGCTGCCAATCCGCTAGGTGATCGTGGCAGAACCCCAACCTAAGCCCGGTAGTGCGGTCTAGTAGCTGCACCCCGGTAGCTACCGGGTAGCCACCGTAATCGCGATAGAGACGTACCGATCCGATGGCGCCGGACTCGACGCCGGCCGTCCGGTTAATCCGGCCGATGATGCTTTCCAGTTCACTCACGGTTACCCGCATGATTGCTTTCCTCTCAGGTTGTTTGGATCTGCGACTAGCCGTCGCATGCCGGCGCCAGGACAACGGCCCTGGCGCCGGTAAACACGGCTAGGTTGCGACTACGGCCGAACGAATGAAGCCGGCATCGTTACCGCCAGGGCGCCGCCAGCGATGGCCCTTAGCGCGGAGCCCGACGACGACGCCGGCCGGATCATTCCGTCGCTCGTCAGACTCGTCTCCGTCGATAACGGCGAACCCGTGCCAGGTCTCAGGCAATGGCTTACCGCGGGCCGTATCGAATGGCATTGCCACGGTTCCACCCGACGCGAGAATTCCGGTCAGATAGTCGTCAGACGTATGCGACGGTTCCTTCGCCGAATAGGTGAGTGAGTACTCGGGACTGGGCGCCCTATTCGCAGGTTGCCACGCTGTGTAGTCATACAGCTCTACGCCGGCCGCCGCTAGGGCCGCTATCATGTCCGGCGCGAACAGTTCCCACCTGATATCGCTGGTGGTATTCAGTCGCAGATTAATCCGCCCGTGACGTTTAAGGGCCGCCCGGATCTCAGCACCGATAATCAAGCCACACTCATACGGCCGCGCCAGAAGAAACGCGGTACGGGCCGCCTGACCACGCTGGGCGGTCGGCATGCCGGACTGGCCGGAGAACACTAGGCACGCTGAGATACATCCGCTAGATGCCCGCGGGCAAAGGTTGTAGGCCCCGGTCAACTCAAATGCGGCCCGGATATCTGCCAGGGCCGGCGCCATAATCCCATTAGCCGGCGTCAACATCATGCCGAAGCTCGGCAGGGTGTTCTTCCCCAATTTGAACTGGGCCGCGCCAGGCGTGAGAATCGGGGCCGGCTCATCGGCATAACCGATAAGTGCGCGTAGGTTGCCCTGAACCTTACGGGCCGCGGCGACTTTAGCCTTATCGGCCGGCGTTGCTTGCGTCATACCGACGATTACCGCGGCGCCGAACTCGGCATTAGCCAGGATGGACTCGACTCGGGTAAGGCCAGATGGCTTGGTTGCGTTCATGGCGTGTTCTCTCCTATTTGGTAAGCGTGTCCAGTTGTTACTGATACGGACATGGAACCATCTATGCGTAAACGTGTCAAGTCAGAACGTGCAATAGATACCGACACTCGACTTGACTCCCGACTACCCGCGGCCCCACTCGACACTCGACAACTCGACATATCCGGCGCCAGGTGGGCGACTCGACTCGACTCGACTCGACACTCGACACTCGACTCCCGTGGGGCCGGCGCGCGGCCCCAGGCAGCTCGGCGCCGACCCCCACGGGATGCATACCCCCCGGGGGTATGATGACCGCTGGGTTAGGCTGCTGAATTTTTCGGTACGGGTTTTGAAGCCGGTGGGGGGCTTTGACCTGCGGTTTTCGCGTCCTTGAGCGTGTTTTCGTGTGATTGGTGGTGGTTTGGGGTGCCTTGGGGTGCTGATCGGCCTGATCGTGTGCCGATGCCTGCTGGGTGGGCTCGGACGCGCCGGCGGGTGTTGCGTGAGTCGGATGTTTGTTGTGTGTGTGGCCGGGGTGGGGCTGATGAGGTTGATCATCGGGTGTCTCGGGCGCGTGGTGGTGGTGAGGGTTCGAATTTGTTTCCGATTCATCGTGGGTGTCATGCGCGGAAGTCGGCTTTGGAGGGTGTTGCGCGTCGGCGTGAGTTGGCGGGGTTGAGGTTTCGGCCGGCGGATCGGCATCCGGGGGGGTTCGGTGTTTGAGTCGACGTTTGCGTCGTTGGATGTGTTGGTGGGGTCGGTTCGGCGTGAGTGGTCGGTTTTTGATGGTTCGGTTGAGGATTTTTTGGGGTGTTTGGTTGAGGGTTTTGTGTGTGCTGCGGAGGGGGAGCCGCGGGGTGCTGGTGCTGTGTCGATGGCGTTGTCGTTGTGGTTGTTGGTTCGTCAGCAGGAGTTGGTTGAGCGTCTTGTTGAGGATGTGCGGATGCGGGATGACGCGTTGAGGTTGTTGTTTGAGTTGGATTCGTTGTAGGTGGGCCTGGTGCCTGCCGTGTTGCCCCAGGAGGGTGTGCGATGGGTGCTCGTGGGCCGGTGCCGAAGCGTAGTGATGAGCGTGTTCGGCGGAATAAGCCTGATGTTGAGGTTGAGAAGGTTTCGGCGATTGGGTGTGTTCGGGCGCCGGAGTTGGGTTTTGTTGATCCGCATCCGATGACGGTGGATTTGTTTGGGTCTTTGACGGTTTCGGCGCAGGCCCGGTTCTATGAGCCGAGTGATTATGAGATGGCGCGGTCGGTGTTGTTCTTTTTGGATCAGCAGTTTAAGGCTTCGCGGCCGTCGGCTCAGATGGTGGCGGCGTTGTTGGCGCAGTTGTCGGATTTGTTGGTGACTGAGGGTGCGCGGCGTCGGGTTCGGTTGGAGGTTGAGCGTTCGGTGTCGGATGCTCAGGTGATTGATGTGGCGGGGATGTTGCGGGAGCGTTTGGCTGCTCGTTGACCGCCGGGGTGAGGGTTGTAGCTGCTGCGCGGTGGGCGTGTTGGTGCTCCTCTCCCCCGGCTTTTCTTTCGGTTGCTGGTGGTTTGGGAGGTTTTTGTGGGTTATGTGGGTGTCCCGCAGCGGGACGATGTGATGTTTTTGACCAGGGGCCGGGATTTCTTTTGGAATGTGGAGTTGGTGGATCAGTGTGGTGATCCTCTGCCTTTCCCGCCCGGTGATTTGTTTTTCGAGTTTGTTGATGGTTCGCGTTGGTTTTTCGATGTGGATGGGTCTGTGGCTTCGTTGAAGGTGGAGTCGGAGGTCGCTGACACGGTTGGGAATCGTGCGCGTTGGCAGTTGGTGTTTTTGTCTGAGGGTGAGCCGGCGGGCGGTACTGCTTGGGCTAAGGGCTATGTGAAGGTGGAGAAGTAGATGCCTTATTGTGGCGATTCGCCGGTGCGTCGGTTTGTGGGTGTTCCTGGTCCTCGCGGCCCGAA